AACACGATACTTCTTATCACTATCAGCAGTAGTTAATCCAGTAAGTGCTAGAGAAGCACTAGTGGCACCAGAAATATTTGTCCAGCGAGTTCCAGTTGCAGTCTGTGTCTGCCATTGATAAATAATATCTCCAAGATCAGGAGAATCGGCAGCAGTTACAGAGAAGGTAGCTGCAGCAGCAGCAACTGTAGCAACATCAAAGGTTAGATCATCAACACCATCGGTCCCACCAAATACAGAGCCAAGGATAGTGAATGTTTCATCAACAACGTATCCAGAACCTGCCGTATCAATACTATCAATCGTAGCAGCACCAGTTCCATCAATGCTGATAGTGAAGGTTGCTTCAGTACCAGTAGCACTATCAGTGCTATACTCTAGAGCTGTAATTGTGTAAGTATCTTCAACTCTACCAGCAGAAGCAGCACTTACAGTATCAACAGTAAGAAGTGCACCCTCAGGTCCTACTGTGCTTTGGTTAGTAGGTTGTACAGAAATAGTGATTGCAGAAGCAGCATCAGCAGCAGGATTATCTGCAAAGTCTCCAGCAACTGCAGCAGTGACATAAAGAGGAGCAATACATTCTGACTTATGGCGAGTCGATCCAGAAGCATCAGTATATGTTTTATAGATCCACCAACCAGGACCCGTCAATCCTCTAACTTTATTTTCATTTAATTCAGCTTCAGTAGAATCTAGAAATACAAGTGACCCTGTATTGCTATCAGCACCACCTACAACATATTGGGCAACTTGCTTTGGTGCAGTTCTTCTAATAGCATTTGCTGCTGTGATAGTTGCAGTGCTTCCAGCATAAGCCTTATGTAATTCAAGAGTAGTTGCAGAAGTAACTGCTTTTACTACATATTGAACATCACTTAGCGAAAGAATATCACCAGCTACAATATAATTTGCGGTTGCTTTATTAAAAAAGCTTCCTGAAGCCAGTGTTACAGTAGCGTCGCCATTAACAACACCTACATTATTAGCCAATGCTTTAGCATCTAGTTTTCCGAGAATTGCCATCGGTTTCCTCTTCTAATTATCTTTTATTATCTAAAACATATTTATAAAAAAAGGGGAGTTACCTCCCCTAATATAAAAATTTTAACTTATATCAGCAACCTTTCATTAAAGCTGTTCTAACACTACCCGCTATTAAATCATCAATATCATTGTCAGTAGTCTTAACGTAACGATCTAATAAATCGCAAACGAGTCTTTTTGTATGACAACTATTAAGTGCCATAACAAGAACTGGTTTTACAAGTTCTACGATTGGACCCATGACATACCTCCTTAAATTATGATGGTTTCCCTGTAATATTTATCTTATCAGAAGCTTGACTTTTTAATGCTTTGCCAACATACTTATTATGTCTTTTTTTATTTTCAATGTACTCTGGACTATTTTTAGTTGGTATTTCAGGCATCACTTCAACAGTGGATGCCTTCACATCTTTTTTTCGGTCATCATCTCCTTCTCAAGGCTAATCATTTCATTGACTTTTTTCTTAGCAGCAATAATTTTACTTAGTTTTTGACGACGACCTTTCAAAAATTTATCTTGCTTATTGACTTCACCATCATTATTAACATCAGAATCTTCTTTACCAACAGGATCCATTTTTTCAGATAAATCTAAATCTTCTTTTTTCATATCATGCTTTTTATCTGCGTCAGATTTTTCCCAATCTTTCATAGACATTTTATTTTTCTTATCCTGTTTTTTATCTTCTTCTTTGTCTTCTTTGCTTCCTTCCCATTCTTCTTTCTGTTGTTTATTTTTTTCTTTCCACGAAGTAGCATATGCAATTCCTTTTTCTTTGTCAGTTAAACCACCTTTAGAATAACTTTTCTTAATATGTTTAACCATTCTTTCAAACTTAGCACCGGGAGGAGCTTTTTCATCTAACATCACATCACCAATAGGTTCATAACTAGCTTTCACGCAATTATTAACTTCTTTATCTCCTTTCATTTTAGTGCCAACTTTCTTATAACCTTTCCAGCAAGAAGTAAAACCATTATCATCTTTGCCATCCATTTTTTTCTCAAATATATAAAGTTCTCCTCCAAATTCAAGCTCAAAAGTTTCTTTCATTTTTTCTTTATTTTCTTCTGCTTTCTCATGCTTTTCTTTAGCATACTTATTCATCTTCTTTTCTTTATTTTCTTCAGCTTTACTTTCATCTTCTTTTTCTACTTCTTCACGCTGAACATTTTTAGTACGAACAGTAGTATATTCAATCTCTGCTCCATGTGATTGTTTTACTCCAGTTCCTGCAGCAATATTAATTGCTGGATCTGCGATAGCCGCTTTTTCTTTAGGGTCTTTTTTAGAAAAATCGTCTTCATTATTTTTCTTTTTTAATGAAGGGATTTCATCTTCACCAAGATATTTAACTGCCGACGCAATCAATGCTTTTGAAAAGTCATCATAATGTGCAATTTGTGTCGTTGCTCTTTGTCTTTCCATTTGTAAAAAATGTATTTTTCCTTTCTTTATTTATGTTTTCAACAATATTAATAGAACGGATATCTTTAACCCAGGCACGAAACATTTGTTGAGACTCTGTAACAGCAATTACATAATTAACTCCAGAACGAATAATTTTTCCTTTTTGTCCGGTGTTAACATTCATTACATAATCACCTTCCTGAAAAATTTCTTTTTGAATATAAAGTTCTTGCGTTACTTCTTGTTTTAATTGTTTGAAACTTTTCATTTATGTTTGATGGTAAACGGAGGAAGGGAGAGTCGAACTCCCAAGGGCTTTAATACCTCAACGCTTTTCAAGAGCGGTTCCGTCGCCAATCGGATTGTCCCTCCAGATGGTTCAAGTGTGTTATATTTCAAAAATATAACAGGGACTTAAACTCTATTAATTTTATTTAGCGGTCGTCTTCTGCTCGATTTTCTGAATAGTAAACATCAAATTCACCACCAGGATAACGCTTCATTAATTTATTAACATTAGTAGTAACAACTTCATCCATGGTAATTCCAAGTGCGTTACATGCCTGAGCAACATACCACATAATATCACCAAGTTCAATAATAAGATGTTCACGATTATCAGTATTCCAAGGTTTTCCTTGGAAAACCATTTTCTTAATGATTTCAAGAAACTCACCGCCTTCAGCATTAATGCCAACCCCAGCAGTAAGCAGTCGTTCAATATTGGCACCTTTAGCATCCAGATCAACAAGACGCTCAGAAAGTGCAATAAAATCTTTAGAGGCATCTGAAGTTACTACATCTACAAATTCAATATACCGTTCAAAATCTACATGTTTAGTCATAAGTTATATTATAAAAGAGGAAAATTTATTAATGCGAGTTTGGCGATCAGATAAATCATCAAAACTTTCTGTTGGATTATCATCAGAATCAATAATAGATCCATCTGCATCATCAACATTATACAACTTCATTTTTGCTCTGTCAATACCAACTGTAAATCTTTTAAAATAAGTAGGATCATTATATCTATTCTTAAGTTGTTTAACCATAATTCTACCTGATTGTTCAAGTTCTTCGGTAGCAATAAGAGCAAACATAAAATCAGCAGTAGCAGGAAGACCAAAAGATTCACTAGTATCAGTAAGATCTATATCACTATTACCAAAACCACTTCTAGTAGTCTGAGTAGCAGAAACAATTGGTACATCATGTTCAACTGCAAGACCTCTAAGTTCTTCAGCAATTGCCTTAACGTAAGTATATGAATTAACAATATGCCCTTTGTATCTAGCCGAAGCACAAATGTTTAAATAATCAACAAAAATAATATCTGGTTTAAAATCTTTTTTTAATTTAAGATCACTTAACAAAGCTTTAAAATGTCCTGTATGTGCAGATGCAGTTGGATACTCTTTGATAATAAGTTTGCCTTGAGTTTTTTGACCTATGTTTTTAATTCGAGAAGTAAAAATTGTTTCGGAAAGATTGCAAATATCTTTAATATTTACATTAAGAAGATTAGCATCAATACGTTCAGCAATTTTTTCCTCAGCCATTTCGAGAGTAATGTAAAGAACATTTTTACCTTGGGATAAACAATTCGATGCACAATGACACATAAACAATGATTTACCTACTCCAGTACCAGCAAGAGCAACATTCAATGTTTTATTTGGAAGTCCACCTTTAGTAATAAGATTAAATTTTTCTATATCAAAAGGTATTTTTAATTCGTTTTTATGATAATATTCGTAACGCAATTCTACGTTATCAACATAATCATGCCCAATATATTCATCAAAAGATACTGATAAAGCTTCTTGAAGAATTGATGGAATAGCATCTCTTGATAATTTTTCATCACCACCATCAGCAATTTTAATAGATTGCAATAAAGCATTATATATTGCTTTATCTTTACACCACTTTTCTGTAGTGTTTACAAGCCAATCTTTATCAATCCATTCAGTATTAAATTCATTTATTTTTGTAACACTTTGATTATAAATTTCTTCGGTAATATTATTTCTATTTTGTAAATTGATAATTAGTACTTCTTTAGTGGGAAGTTTATCATATTTAACAGAAAAATCTTGTATCTCTTCAAAAATTATACGTTCATCGTATTCTTGAAAGTATTCTGGTTTAATAAAAGGAACAACTTTTCTATAATATTCTTCATTACATATTAAATTTCTAAGTATAGATTGTTCAATCTTCTCCTTCATTATTTACTCCGTAAAGAAATTCTATGTTTGCTTGTTTATTTAACAACTGCATTATTTCATCAGTAAAATATTCAGCAGAATTTTTTAAAATTTCTTTTCCATAAATTTTTTTACCATTTATTTCATAACGACCAGCAACGTTCTTCCAAATGCCTGCACGTTCTCCAAGCTCTAACAGCCCATAATGCTGTTCTAAGCCCCTCTCGTCGAAGAACAACCGAGTTTCTACCTTAGAGCCTTCCCGTGTCAAACGGGACTTTTTCGCCTCACATTTAATAATGTTTCCAATAAGGTCTGTTCCGTCTTTTTCTTTTTTCTTTGAGAGGTATATGATTGTAGAAGCAGAGTACTTAAGGCCACTGCCACCACCCATTTCTTTCTGAGGAACATACGAACCAACAACGTCATAAGTATGATTAGTAACTATCATGGGTATATTTGCTTTGCCTAGCTTTAACGTAAGAATTCTGAACACAGATTTAACAAGTTGTGCTTTCGTCATATCACGAACATTCTTATCATTAGTGGCATCCTCAACTTCTTTATTAGTGGCAAGCATTCCAAGAGAATCCAAAACAAACATAAGAGGTTTACGTTCTTCTTTTGGTTGTTCCATATACTTATCAATAATACGAATTGTTTGAGTTCTAAACTCTTCAATTGTATTAACAGGAAAAATAACTAAACGTTTAGAATCTATATTTCTACTTTCAATTATTTGTTTGCTGAGTGCAGACTCGGTTTCAAAATAAATTACACCTGCTTCAGGATCAGTATTTAAAAAATGCCGAACAACACTTAAACAAAAAAAAGTTTTTCCTGTGCCAGGATCACCAGCAATTGCCGTAATTTTATTTGAAGGTATTCCTCCAAACAAGGATCCAGAAATCAAAGCATTAAATATATAACTACCGGTATCAATATAAGATTCTATATCTCCTGCTGCAATTCCATCTGAAGCCATTGATACAAAATCATTTTTACTATCTTTTATTACTTGTTGTAGAAATTCCATAATTCTTTTAACCGAAAAAACTCATAAGGGATACTTTTTTTTCTGCCTTCCATCCAATGCATTCTAGCACATTTTTTAGTGGTTCGTAAAAAGATTTTTCAAACTGTGTCCTATAATCAACGTACTTATCCAAATTTAATTCTGTTGGTATTACATTAAAAAATGAAATCACATTTTCTTGAATCGGGTTTGGCATTTTGAGATAAAGAAATTTAATTTTTTCACCTTCTTGAATAAGAGGGTATTTACGAGTAAGATTATTACTTCGTACATAGTGATTATACAATAATGCACCTCGGACTTGAATAGGCGTCCTCTCTCTATAAATTGTTGCACGACTAGAATATTTTTGTAATCCATTGCATCCTCTTGGAAAAGCAATATTTAAATAATTTTGTTTTTTGGTGTCTTCTTTTATTTTATCAATAAAATCAATAACATCATCATTGGTTTTATTAATAATAATAGTATAAGCTTGATAAAGTTTATCTCTAAAATATGCTGGAGTAGAAGAGCGGGCAGTTTCCATTCCACAAATTTTCATCTTAGGTTCTTTATAACGAACTCCTTCGCTGTCCCAAACATTTAAAACATACCGTTTTTTTGCTGTCCAAAATCCACGATTAGCAATATTTTCTCGTTTCATTTTCATCATCTGAGCATATGTATTCAAATAATTTGCTAGCTCTTGATAAGAATTTTCAATATATTTTTCCAACTCCATTGAACAAATTTTATCAAGAAATGAAACAATGTTTTCGTCTGTTTTTTGTTTTCCTTTAAATATGGTTTCAACTAAAGGTCCTAAATTAAGATACATCGAATCTGTATCACAAGCAATTATATAATCAATATCTTTAGATTTAAGAATTTTATTTAAATACATGTTCATTTTCTTTTTATAGATTGTACGTTCTTTATAGATTTTTTCCATGAGCTTTGGCAAGAATCCTTGATACTCAGTTGTATAAAAAGTGCCATTAGCACAGAGAGTTTTTCCTGACAAGTCACTCAAATCAATCTCCTGATTTAATAATCTATCTACGTTGGCGTGAGGATGTCTTTCATTCAAAAGAGTTTCTGGAGAAAGATTGTACTGCATAATTAAGTGAGGATACAAACTATTTAAGTCAAAGTTCACAATCCAATCATACATTCCAGGAACAGGTTCTTTTACAAAAGCCCCAGCATATTTGTTGTCTTTACTACTTTCCTTTTTAGGAGGAATAGTAATTTTTTGTTTAGCCAAATATACATAAATGATATTATCCCACATACGAACTTGAGAATATACATCTTCAAAATTTACTTTGGCATCATATGCCATAGTAAAAGCAAGTTCCAGTAGTTTCATTTTATCTTCTAAACGATCTACAAGACGTACATCGTGTATATTATAAAGAACAAATTTACCCCAATTTTTTGTATAAAATTCTTTAAACGTATCATACTCAGAGTGATCAAGTTTCTTTTCATCTAATTCTACATAGGCAATATGATCAAGACGATATGATTCTTGATTAGTATAAGTAAATTTTTTATACAATTCTAGGTAATCAAGAGTAGCAATGCCCATAAGATCATAAGCAAAGTTTTTACGACCTTGAATAAAAATTTCCCTAGCCCTTGTATTTTTCCACGGGGAAAGAAAACGTGCTTCAGTTTCTCCTAATATACGTTCAATTCTTCTGTAAATATAGGGAATATCAAATAACTGCACATTCCAGCCAGTAATTACATCTGGATAGTTTTGAATCCACCAATGCAAAAATCCTTTAAGAAGACCATGTTCGGTTTCGAAATGAAGATAATTTACTTCCTTATCTTTATTGTCATATGGTCGTGAACCAAAGACAATTATTTTACGCATTTCACTATCTTTAATACTAATCAAAAGAATTTCTTGATCTGCTGATTCTATATCAGGAAATCCATTTTCTGCCCCAGTTTCAATATCCAAAGTAAAAACTCGAATTTTACTTGTATCATATTTCATTTCATCATCAGGATATTGTTCGAAAATATATTGATTTAAGAATCTTGTCTGACCATAGATTTTAAAATCATCAATATCTTTATGATCTTCAATAAATTTTTTTGCATCCCAAATAGTACCTTGCTTTACTGGACGCACATTTTTATTATCTAATGTTTTCCATTCTTCATTTTTTGCTGAAGGCAAAAATAACGTTGGATTAAATTGTACTTTTTTTTCAAATTTTTTACCGTGATCATAACCACGAACTAAAATGTTATTTCCTGATTGTTCAACGCTGGTGTAAAATTTCATTCTTCAAATTGTTCGTCAACAGAAATAAGTTTCTCTTTAGTAATCAATTCCATATATTGATTATACACAAAAACCGAAGGTGCTGTAATTAAACTAATATTAGAAGATCTAATTACAAATTCTCTTTCCGATGAATTTAATGGAAACATTCCTAAGCAATTTCCTTCTATTTCATAAGGAAATTTTAAAATACAATCAGGATCACCAAATTCAACATCAGGTATTTGTTCAATTTCAGAAATAATCCACAACCCATCAAATCTTATTAATTGAATATTCTCATTCATTTGTTTCTTCTATATTATTTGATACTTGTATCTTTGACAAATAAGCTTCCTTTAGTGAAGGATCACATTCACCTACAGCCATTATAGAATCATAAGAAATTCTATATTCACTATTTACACTATATAGACACCATTTATCAAATCTAACTTGAATATTACTATCATCATTCTGAAT